AACTGCTCGGATGGCGCACCATTTGTGCCGTCGAGTGGGAGCCCTACGCCGCAAGCGTACTTGCCGCCAGACAGAATGATGGCATTTTGCCGCCCTTCCCGATTTGGGATGACGTTCAGTCCTTTGACGGCAGACCGTGGCGAGGCATTGTTGACGTCGTATCTGGCGGCTTTCCGTGCCAGGACATCAGCGTCGCAGGCAAGGGAGCAGGCATTGACGGCGCCCGCAGCGGCATGTGGGGACACATGGCGCGGATCGTTGGCGAGGTTCGACCCCGCTACGTCTTCGTGGAGAACAGCCCAGCGCTCCTTACTCGAGGACTCGGACGAGTCCTCGGTGACTTGGCCGCGCTCGGGTATGACTGCCGATGGACAGTGCTGGGAGCTGCCGACGTTGGAGCACCGCACCAGCGGGACAGGTTCTGGCTGCGTGCCGAACGGAGAGACGTTTTGGCGCACACCGACGGCCCACGAATGGAAAAACACAGGCCACGCAACGCAGATTCATTTGTCGGATCAAGTGCGGCCATCTCAAGTGAAGAATCCCAAAAAAGCAGCGGCGATGTGGCCCACGCCGGTAGCTACAGACCACCTGTGGAACAACAGCGAACGGCTGGAGTCTTGGCAGGCCAGGGCAGACAAGAAAAAGGCCCAGGGTGTGAACTTGCAATTTGCGCTGCGCCATGCAGTACAGAAATGGCCCACGCCCACAGCACGCGATTGGAAGTCAGGCAAGGCCAGCGACGCCACGATGGAGCGCAACTCCAGGCCATTGAGCGAGCAGATTGGTGGGAGTCTGAACCCGACGTGGGTCGAGTGGCTAATGGGGTGGCCGCTCGGGTGGACCGACTTAAAGCCATCGGAAACGGACAAGTCCCACTGTGCGCAGCCACAGCGTGGCAATTACTGACGGAGACAGCGTGAACAAACTCGACTTCTCAGCGCTCGCGCAGCGCCTGCTCATCTCTGCCGACACGCTGGTCCCCCAGTGGCTCGCGGGCGGCCGAAGGCGGGGCCATGAGTGGGTGTGCGGTGATCTAGCCGGCGGCGAGGGCGATTCCTGCTCCGTCAACCTCCTCTCGGGTCGTTGGGCCGATTTCGCCACTGGCGACAAGGGCGGCGATCTGATCGACCTGTATGCCGCCATCCATGAAATCGATCTGGGCGAAGCGTATCGCCAACTGGACGGCACGCCGGCAGCGCCAGCGAGGCCGCAGCGCCCAGCGAAACCGCAGCGGCAGGTTATCACGCCGGTCCCCAGCGAGGCGGCGGACTGCGACTGCCGGCATCCCATATACGGCGACCCGTCGGCCCGCTGGACGTACTACGACGGCAACGGCGACGTTCTGGGCTACGTCGCCCGCTACGACCCGCCCGGGGAGCGCAAGCAGATCGTGCCCTGGACGTTCGCCGCTGACGGCTGGGGCATGGGCCAGTGGCCCGTCCCGAGACCGCTGTACCGCCTGCAGGAACTGGAGGCCCGCCCCGAGGATCCGGTGCTGGTCGTGGAGGGCGAGAAAGCCGCAGACGCTGCGGCAGGGCTGACGGGCTCGCCTTACGTCTCATGCACCTGGCCCGGGGGCGCGCAGGCGCTGGGCCGCGCGAACTGGCAGACGCTACGGGGCCGGAAAATCCTCCTGTGGCCCGACGCGGATCAGGCCGGCATCGAGGCCATGCAGCGCCTGGCGGCGATCCTGGCGCCTATCGCGGCCGAGGTCAAGATCATCGACCCTGCCGGCCAGCCTGACGCATGGGATTGCGCCGACAGCGGGTGGACCCGATGGTCCGACGCTCGGGCCTGGATCGCGCCGCGCACGACACTCTGGCGGCCAGCGCCAGCGCCCGAGCCTGCATCGGAAACGCCAGCAGAGCAGGCAGTCGCAGCGCGGGATGTCTCGACGCTGGAACCGGCAGAATGGTATGCCCGCTGGGCCTATATGGTCCCAGATGACGGATTCTTCGATCTGGTGGAGCGCACCGAAGTGAGCCGCTCCGCGTTCAATGCGCTGTACCGGCGGGTGCGCTGCCATTCGATACACACCAACACCAGCGGCGCGGCGCGCAAGATCGAAGCTAGTGTCAGCTTCGACGAAAACCGCGCCGCGATGGGCGCCCGCGTCCTGGCCGGCGCGACCTACGCGCCTGGGGCGTCAACGCTGTGCGAGCATCAGGGGCAGGCCTTCGGCAATAAATGGCGTGACGGCCGGCCCGTGATCACCAGCAGCATAGACCCGCAACCGTGGCTAGATCACGTAGCCCGACTGATCCCCGAAGAAGCCGAGCGAAACCACATGCTGGATGCGTTCGCGTTCAAAGTACAGCGCCCCGGGATCAAAATCAATCACGCCATCCTGATAGGCGGAGTGCCTGGCGCGGGGAAAGACAGCATGATCGCGCCCCTCCTGTACGCGATTGGCGGGGAAAACAAAACCAATTGCGCCTCAGTCGAAACCGCAGAATTACAGGACCAATGGGGATACTACCTCGAAAACGAGGTCATCATATTCAACGAACTGCGGCAGAGCGAGGCCGTGGACCGAAGGGCGCTGGAAAACCGGCTGAAACCGATTCTCGCGGCGCCGCCAGAGCTACTTTCGGTGCAACGGAAATTCGCCCACCCGATACAGGTGCGCAATCAGGCGCTGGTGCTGGCGTTTTCGAACTACCGCGACGCGATTGCGATACCGTCAGATGACCGCAGATGGTACGTTTTGTGGACAGATGCGCCCAGAATGACCGAGGAAGAATCCACGCGCCTGTGGGGCTGGTTCGCCCGCGGCGGCCTGCAGGCCGGGGCGCTGTATTTGCGGCAGCGGGATGTGTCGCGTTTCGCGCCCGGGGCCACGCCGCCGTGGACCGAGGCAAAACAGATTATGGTGGCCACCAGTCGCAGCGGAGCGGAATCGTGGCTAGTGGACCGCATTGAAAAGCGAATCGAAGAATTCCGCCTCGGCGTCATCAGCGGCCCGTGGCAGCCACTGGTGGATCGCCTGCAGAATCAGGCGCCGCAGCATATCAGGCTGAACCTGCAGGCCCTGCAGCATGCGCTAGCTGAGGCCGGGTGGCAGGATCTCGGCCTGTGCAAATCGCGCAACAACCAGACCGCGCGCCACTGCTGGGCGTCGCCGGACTGGCGCGGGACGAAATCGGACGCGCGCGACGCGACCGAAACCCACCTCGGGTCTATGCCGACGCCGATGCGGCGGGTGATCTAGCGGCCCCTGCCGGCTCCGCGCGCCATTCCAGCGCGACGGCAGCAGGCGCATGCCGCCAGCGCCCATACATGGCCAGCACGGCGGCGTCCTCGGCCAGATACCACGCGCGCAGTGCGTCGCGGTCGAACAGGGCGCCGAAACTGCACGCCTCGGCGGCGCGCCAGGCCGCGACGGGATCGGCTCCGGTGTCGGCGAAATACCGCGCGGCGGCGGCGACGCCACGGGCGCGGGTTTCAGCGTCGGCGTCGCAGTGGGTGATGATCAGCATTCTCGATGCTCCGAAAAAGACGCCCCGGGCGGAGATGGGCTCGACGCCCGAGGCGAACTGGCGGCACGGCCAGAGGAGGAGACAAAGGTCCCGAGAGGGACCGGGCGATTATAGGTCAAGCAGGACCGCCAGCAGCAGGGCCAGCAGGATAGCCAACAGCGCCAAAATCACGGCGCACCTGTAGCGGCCCGGATCACATCCAGCGCGTAGGCCAAGTCGTCGTCATCGGCGGCGGGATGCGTCAGGCGCTGCAGGGCGCGCAGGAGCTGGGGGGCGGCAGCGATCAGGCGGGCGTCGTCGTCGTTATGTATGTCGGCAATCAGGCCGGGGCCGTTGCCGGTCAGTTGCTGGTGATTCACCGCGCAGGCGCGCAGCGTCCAAGGTCCAGGTGTGTGCATTTTCGTTGCTCCTTCAAGCCCGCACGATGATGCGCAGTTCCCCGAGGATCGGGTATCCGCCGCCACGGCGCGACGCGCGTCCGACGATGGTCGATTGATAGTGCCAAGCGACCGTCCGGCGCGTCACGTTGTGCTGGTCCCAGCCGGCTTGGCCGACAGACCACGGGCGCGCGGCGCGTCCGTAGTGCTTTCGCGCCAGGTAGCGCGCCACGATGGCGGCGGCGACGCTGGGGGACTCAGCCCGCACGCGGCGCGGGTATTCCGCGCAGGAATATAGGCGCGTCGGCGCCGGGGGCTCGGGGGTCCAGGGGCCAGGGGTGTGCATCTTCGTCACTCCTCAAAACAGCGCCGGCTCTGCATCGGCCGGCGGGATTACGCGGCCCACAGGGCGCGCGCAGGGCGGCTGACTGGGGTAGTCCAGCAGCGCGGGCGGGAAAGGCCACACAGGCCCGCGTAGGGGCTCTGCGGGGGTGTCAGGCGCGGCGGGCTGCATCGATACCCGCCAGATAGGCATGCATGCGATTCAGCAAATCGCGCGCCGGGATGTGACCGGTGTGCAAGGGCGACGACACGCCGCCGCCGTCAGTCACCATGCGATGCAGAGCGAAGCCGCCATAGGCGCGCGACAGGTGATAGTTTCCGATCTGTGCGCGGTTTTTGCCGTCAGCGTCGCGGACGTAAGGCTCTGCGGGCGAGCCGGTCTCGCGGTTCAGACGGTCAATTACGGCTTGCAGCTGGGTTACGGTAATACGGTTCATCGTCGTTCTCCTGTGTCTGCGCCACCGTGGCGCATCCCAGAACCCCCAGAGGGGGGCTCGGCGGATGCGTCAGGCGCGGCGGGCTGCATTGCGCGTCACGCGGTCCGCAGCGCGGCCGGAAAGGACCTGATAGGTAATCCGGGCGTCTCCGATATCTTCGGCGTCATCGGGCCAATAGACGCGCAGCGCACGGCCGCCGATGACGGCCTCCAAGATGTCGCCATTGCGCAGGCGCCGGGTCGGCCCTCGGTCGGCCAGGATCTGGCCCGCAGCGCGGGCAATTCCGATATCGTGCATGGTCTTTCCTCTCGTCAGTGTCAGAGTCCGATCGCCACCAGGGCGCCCAGGGCGAGCCCGAACGCGCAGGCGAACGCCACGCAGGCGGGGGTGAGGGGGACGTTGTGCATCGGGGTTCTCCTATCGGCCGCAAGGGCCGAGGGCGGCCAGAAACTGGTCATCGGTAGGCTGCAGCGCTGCGGTGAGTCTGTCTGCGAATTCGCGCGCGCGCTGCTCTGTGGCAAATGACGCGCGCAGCATGAAGCTTGGGTCAAATTTGGCCGGCACCATGACGGGGCCGGATGTGCCGTCAGTGTTCAGTACGTGCACGTCCCATGTGCTGGAAAACCCGCACTCGTGGAATCGCGCGCTGTAGCTGTGCGGCTTGGCTGTCTGCTTTCTCATCGTCGTTCTCCAGTGCGCCGGCATCAGCGCGCATCGTTAACGCAAACCCGCATTCCGCGCGGGATTCGACCGTCTGTTTGCGCTGCGGACAAAGCTGCTTGCGCGCCTTCCCTTGTCGGGAAGAACAGTCGGGGATCGAGATCCTTCACCCAGTCATGGGCGACAACACGTCCGTCGGTCAGGCACCATACGTGCCCGCTGCCAGTGCTTTGCCAAAAGGCGCAGGCAGTGAATTTTTCTGTCATCGTCGCTCTCCAGTGCGCCCCGGTGTGGGGCGTGTGTAGTGTCGGGGGCGTGGCTTACGTGGGGCTTACAGAATTGCCCCGTAGGCGCGGGCGTCCGCATCGAGGAAAACATCCGTGTGGTCCAGGTTCGACCATGCCGGCCGACCGTCAACCGCCAGACCGTGGCAGTAGTCCACCCAGTAGCGCCAGCCAGTGGCTTCAGTCAGATACCGATCGCACATGCGATCTAGCGCCGCAGGGTTGACACGGACGGACACAAAGCGACGCTCGCCGTCGGGGGTCACCAAGTAATAACCGGGCTTCATCGTCATCTACTCCTATCGTTATCCGCGCAAACCGCGCGCCATAACCCCGACTCGCGGGGTTATAACTCGGGGTCATTGCCAGTAATCGTGTCCCTCGAGCGGCGTCGACTGCAGGTTTCTCGCGGCCTGCAGAGTATCGAAGTCCGCAGGGACACGGGACTGAAGGTAGCCGGCAAAACCTTCGGGGCTTATATCCCAGTGCGCTGCAACAGCTTCAACGGCATCAGCGACAGTCATATGCTGCCGGCGCGCCACATAATCGGCCACAACATCAGCGGCGCGCTCGTTAACCATCCGCGCGTGCGCAAGCTGCTTTTCGGTCATTCGGTTCATCGTCATCACTCCTATTACCGGGCCCGTAGGCCCGTGGTTATCACTTATTCGCAGCCCACGCCAGACCGGCCGGTGTCGCGCTGTACGTGTGCGCCTCAGCGTCATGCGTCAGGAAACCAGACCGAACGAGCGTGCCCATGATTGATTCAAACTGCGGCAGCCGGCAGCCTTGAGACTGCAGCGCAGCATAGATCACGCCGGCAGGCGCATAGTCGCGCGCGGATTGAATGATGCCGGCAGCAATGGACTGCATGGCCTTGATCTGATCGCGTGTCATCGTCTTCCCCAGGTCTGCCGGGCTCGCCCCGGCTTCTCGTCGCGCCGCCCATCGGCGCGACAGAGACAGTGTCGGCGACTTTCCTGACACGAAACTTACAACCGCCGTCAGGAGCGGTAGGGACTTTCCCTAGCCCGAGCCTATCCGGGGCGTGGCGATCGTGTGCGTAGTCTGGTGGCGTCGATGTGGGTGGTGCGTCTTCCCTCTTGGTGGCAGGTGTGGCAGTCGATCCCCAAACCATTAAGACAAGTTCAATGTTAGTAAGTACTTACATATATAGTAGTAGTATATATATGACCTGCGATTCCACTGCCACAATCGCCACAGACCCCGAAACCTATACAAATCAACAACTTAGAGAGATTTGCGACTAGGAACAGGCTACCCACAAAACTATCCACGGCCCTTTTTGTAATGCTGCCCTGACGTCAACCCGCGTTGACACGCCATCGAGCGTGGCATGCGTGGCAGTCGGCGCGAAGGACCGCCACCATTGCCACCGATGCCGGTTCCCAGCGCTGCACTCACTCTGCCGGCATGTGCTGCGCTGCAGCATGGCGCAGGCCAGGCCGTGTGCATGCGCATCGTCAGTGTGCTGATGATCGGCTTGAGGATGATCAGTGTGCTGACGACCAGGCGGGGGGGGGGGCGGGGTGGGGTGCGGCAGAGACCCCCCGGCCAGGGCCCGCGCAGGGCGTGAAAGTGTGTGGAGCCCCCGCACGAAATTTTTTTTGCACTACACTTCGCGGATGTTCCGCGACCTCCCCATCCGCGCCCGCGAGCTAAAAGCCACGCCCGAAATGCTGGAGCGCATATACGATGCCGCTCGCTTGGGTTTGCGTGGAGAATCTCTTGCACTGGCGGCAGGTATGTTGCCGGTGGAGTTGGCTCGGCTAAAGATAATGGACCCGATAGCCGAGGTAGCGGAAATGAAAGGCCGCGCCGACAGTGAGATGGAAATGTCCCGCGTGGTATTCGATGCCGCGCAGGCTGGGGATAGTAAGGCGGCGCTGGAGTTTTTAAAGCACAGACACGAGTGGGTGGCGAAAACGAATGTGCAGGTTGACGTGAATACTCAGATCAGCGTAGTGGCTGCGCTGGAGGCTGCGAACGGGCGGTTGCAGCGTGGGCTGGCGGTGGAGGTGGAGGATGCGGTGGAGGTGACGGGAAACGGCGGCGCTGGTAAGATAGCCGCGCCCGCCGCCGCTGGTATTGCGCCTGCGGCGCTGCCGGCCAAGGAGCCCGTGTATGCCGAACGCTTTGATGAACGATGACGCTGCTGCGATGTACGCCACGCGGTACACGGGGCCGAGGCCCGACAGGCCGGTGGTGAACGGGCGGGCGGTGGTGACGGCGGAAGAACTGGCGGATTTCCGGCGGCTGTTCGGGGCCGATAAGACGCTGCGGGATTTGCTGAATGCTGACAGGGCGCTGGTGCGGCCTGGGACGCCGTCGGCAATGGACCCCCGGGCGCGTGGGATGCAGGGGGCGAACGTGGCGCCGGGAATGCCTGGGGTGATCCCGGGTGGTGGCGCGGGGCCGGCGGCGCAGGGTCGGATTCCGGGTGAGGTCGAGCGGAATGTGATGAATGCGCTGATGGCGCTGGGCCCGATGATGGGCGGGGTGCCGCGGACGGCGAATGCGATGGCGGCGATGCCGCAGGGCGTGTCGGCGGCGCGAGTGATCCGCGATCCGCGGACGGGGCTGCCGATGCAGTTGCCGCGGCCTGCGGAGGTGTATTTGCAGGGTGCGCCGACGATGATGCGGGCGGCGCCGCGGCCGCTGCCGGGTGTGACGCGCTGATGCAGAAGCCGATATACACCGCAACCGAGGAGCAGGCGCTGATGACGCGCCTGTGGGAACCGCGTATCCGGGACGACCCCGAGGCGTTTGTGTTGCTGGCGTTCCCGTGGGGGCAGCCGAACACGCCGTTGGCGGCGTTTGACGGCCCCCGGAAGTGGCAGCGGCGCGTGCTGCGGATGATCCGGGATCACATCGGGGCGAACCGTGGGCAGGTGGAGATGGACACCCTGCGGGCGGCGGTGTCGAGCGGACGCGGGATTGGGAAGTCGGCGCTGGTGAGTTGGCTGATTCTGTGGATGCTCTCGACGCGGATCGGCAGCACGGTGATGGTCAGCGCAAACAGCGAGGCGCAGTTGCGCGGCGTGACCTGGGGCGAGTTGACGAAGTGGTCAGCGATGCTGATCAATTCGCACTGGTGGGAAATCAGCGCGACGAAGCTCATGCCGGCGCAGTGGCTGACGCAAATCGTTGAGCGCGATCTGAAGAAAGGCACCCGGTACTGGGCTGCCGAGGGCCGACTGTGGAGCGAGGAGAACCCGGACGCTTACGCGGGCACGCACAACATGGACGGGATGATGCTGATCTTTGACGAGGCGTCAGGCATCCCGGATCCGATCTGGGCGGTGGGTGCGGGGTTTTTCACGGAGAACATCCTCGACAGGTACTGGCTGGCGTTTTCGAACCCGCGTCGCAACGAAGGGTATTTCTTTGAGTGCTTCCACGCCAAGCGGGATTTCTGGAAGAACATCCAGATCGACGCCCGCAGCGTCGAGGGCACCGACCAGCGGGTGTACCAGCAGATCATCGATGAGTACGGCGAGGACTCCCGCGAGGCCCGCGTTGAGGTGTACGGGGAGTTCCCCGCTGCCGGCGAAGACCAGTTCATCGCGCCGCGTTTGGTGGACGACGCGGTAAAGCGGGCGGCGTACAAAGACCCGACCGCACCGATTGTGCTGGGCGTGGACCCCGCGCGCAGTGGCGCAGACGCGACCGTGATCGTGGCCCGTCAGGGGCGTGATTTGGTGGCGATTCGGCGGTATCGAGGCGATGACACGATGACCGTGGTGGGGCACGTGATTGACGCCATCGAGGAATTTCGGCCCGCGCTGACGGTGATTGACGAGGGCGGGCTGGGATACGGGATTCTGGACCGCCTGACAGAGCAGCGGTTCAAGGTCAGGGGCGTAAATTTCGGCTGGAAGGCCAAGTCCAGCGTGATGTGGGGCAATAAGCGCGCCGAATTGTGGGGCGCGATGCGCGACTGGCTGAAATCGGCGCACGTACCCGTTGACCGGCAGTTGAAAGCCGACCTGACGGGGCCGAAGACGAAGCCTGACAGCAGTGGAACGGTGTACCTAGAGTCGAAGAAGGACATGAAATCGCGCGGCTTGGCGTCACCGGACGCTGCCGACGCGCTGGCGTGCACGTTTGCGTTCCCGCTGGCGCACAGGGAGTACAATGCCAAGGAGCAGCGCCGTTCGATCAGTGATCGCGGCGTGGTTTCGGCGGGTTGGATGGCTCACTAAGGGCCTCCGGGAGCGGTGATGGCAAAGAAATCCGTGTCTCTGAGCGTCGGCCGGGGCGAAAAACTGCCCACCGAGCGCGGCGCGGGCCTGACGGCCAAGGGACGCGAGCGCTATAACCGCGAAACAGGGTCAAATCTGAAGGCGCCTGCGCCAAGTCCGAAGACTGAGGCGGATAAGGGCCGAAAGGCGTCGTTTTGCGCCCGAATGGGCGGCGTGGCCGCGAAGGCCAAGGACGGCGAGCGGGCCAAGGCCGCCATGAAACGCTGGAAGTGCTGATCATGCCCCAGAAAAAACCCGGCGATCCCGGCCTCTACGCCAACATCCACGCTAAGCGCGAGCGCATCGCTGCCGGCAGCGGCGAAAAGATGCGCAAACCGGGCTCGGCGGGTGCGCCGACGGCCAAGGCGTTCAAAGAGTCGGCCAAGACGGCGAAGAAGGGGAAATGACATGCCTCTGGTGAAATCAACGTCTTCCACCGCGTTTCGCAAGAACGTAAAGGCTGAAATGCAGGCCGGCAAGCCCCAGAAACAAGCTGTCGCCATCGCGTACAGCGTCAAACGCGAGGCGCAAAAGCCCGCGTCTGCGAAGAAAAAGTAATGGCCTCGTATAACCGCACCTCCGACCCCACCGGCATTGCCGGGGCCCGCGTGGCCGCTGCTGGCGGCAAGCAGGACGCGGATTTTCTGGCCGAGATGCGTCAGCGTATGACGATGGCGCAGGCTGCGGTGTCGAATTCGCGGCAGAACGAGCTGGACGATCTGAAGTTCTATGCCGGCAGTTCGGACAATTCGTGGCAGTGGCCGCAGGATGTGCTGGCCACCCGCGGCAGCGTGCAGGGCCAGACGATCAATGCTAGGCCGTGCCTGACGATCAACAAGCTGCCGCAGCACGTCAAGTCGGTCACCAACGACCAGCGCCAGAACCGCCCCAGCGGCAAGGTCATTCCTGCGGACGACAAGGCCGATCCGGAGGTCGCAGAGATTTTCGACGGCATCGTTCGGCACATCGAGTACATGTCCGACGCGGACGTCGCCTACGACACGGCCTGCGAGAACCAGGTGACGTTTGGCGAGGGCTACATCCGCATCCTGACGGAGTATTGCGACCCGGACACGTTTGACCAGGACATCCGCATCGGGCGCATCCGCAATTCGTTCAGCGTGTACATGGACCCGCTGATCCAAGATCCGTGCGGTGCTGACGCGCAGTTCTGCTTCATCACGCAAGACCTGACGAAGAAAGAGTACGAGCGCTTGTACCCCAAGGCCGCGCCGGTTTCGACCCTACTGTCGTACAGCGTGGGCGACTCAACGTCAGGGTACTGGCTGAACGAGAACATGGTGCGGATCGCGGAGTACTTCTACATCGAGAAGGAACTCAAGACGCTGCACCTGTACCCCGGTGGCATGACGGCGTTTGAAGACTCTCCAGAGGACCGGCAGATGCGTGCTATGGGCCTGATGCCCATGCGCAGCCGGCAGGCCGAGCAGCAGCGCGTGAAGTGGTGCAAGACCAACGGGTACGAAATCCTTGAGGAGCGCGACTGGGCCGGCAAATGGATCCCGGTGGTGCGCGTTGTCGGCAACGAGTTTGAGGTTGACGGCGAGATCCACATCAGCGGCTTGGTGCGCAATGCCAAGGACGCCCAGCGGATGTACAACTACTGGGTGTCGCAGGAAGCCGAAATGCTGGCTTTGGCGCCCAAGGCGCCGTTTATCGGGTACGGCGGCCAGTTTGAGGGCTACGAGCACCAGTGGAAAACCGCCAACACGACCAATTGGCCGTATCTGGAGGTCAACCCCGACGCCACTGACGGCGCCGGCAACTCATTTCCTCTGCCGCAGCGTGCGCAGCCGCCAATGGCCCAGCAGGGCCTGATTGCCGCCAAGATGGGCGCCTCGGACGATCTGAAGGCCACCACGGGGCAGTACGACAGCAGCTTGGGCGCTACGAGCAACGAGCGCAGCGGCCGAGCCATTCTGGCCCGCGAGAAGCAGTCCGACACCGGCACGTATCACTACGTGGACAACCTGGCCCGGGCGGTGCGCTATGTCACGCGGCAGATCGTGGACCTGATCCCGAAGATTTACGATACGCAGCGCATCGCCCGCATCATCGGCGTGGACGGCCAGACCAAGATGGCGCGTCTGGACCCGATGCAGCCCGAGCCGGTGCGCGAGGTCAAAGACCAGTCGGGCGTGGTCATTGCCAAGATCTACAACCCCGGCGTCGGCAAGTACGACGTCGTGGTCACCACGGGTCCGTCGTACCTGACCAAGCGTCAGGAAGCGATGGACGCCATGTCGCAGATCCTGCAAGGCTCGCCGCAACTGTGGGCCGTGGCTGGCGACCTGTTCGTCAAGAACATGGACTGGCCGGGTGCTGATGAGCTCGCCGAGCGCCTGCGCAAGACCATTGACCCGAAGCTGCTGCAGGATCAGGAAGACCCGGCGCTGCAGGCGGCGAACCAGCAGATCCAGGTGCTGACGCAGGAACTGCAGGGCATGATGCAGATGCTCCAGCGCGTGAACCAGTCGATGGAAGCGCAGGAGCTGAAGATCAAGGAGTACGACTCCGAGACGAAGCGCCTGAGCGTGGTGCAGGCCGGCATGCGGCCCGAGCAGATCCAGGAGATGGTTATTCAGACCATGCGCGATATCATGGCGGTGGGTGATCTGCAGGCTGCGCAGCGCCAGTTCATGCCGATGGCCCCGGCTTCGCCTGGCGGCATGCTGGGTGCGCCGCAAACGATGCCCGAAGGAGCCCCGGTATGAGTTGCGAGACGTTCATTGGCCACCTGTTCCTCGCGCGGGACGTGGCGCACTCTGCGCACCTCAATACGCGCTCGTACGCCAAGCACGTTGCGCTGAACGCGTTCTATGACGGCATCATCGACTTGGCGGATAAGTTCGCTGAAGCGTATCAGGGCCGGCACGGGCTGATCGGGCCGATTGAGTTGCAGCAGGCCGCCAAGACCAACAGCGTGCTGGAGTTTTTGCAAGACTCGTTGAAGACGTTGGAAGACACGCGTTACGACGTTTGCGACAAGACCGACACGCCCCTGCAAAACATCATTGACGAGATTGTTGGGCTGTATCTCAGCACCCTGTACAAGCTCAAATTCCTTGCGTAAGGAAACATCATGGCCGCGTACAACAAGTTCAACGACTTCTCTGAGCAGCTTGCAAATGGCGTTCAGAATTTCGCCACGGACGTCTACAAGGTCGCCCTGAGCAACACGGCTCCGGTAGCGACGAACACGATCCTGTCGAACATCACGCAGATCAGCGCGGGCAACGGCTACACCTCGGGCGGCTCCACCACGACGCTCACCCTCGCAGAGGTTACGGGCACAACGACGGTCAGCGGCACTCAGGTGGTGTTTACGGCGTCTGGCGGCAGCATCGGCCCGTTCCGGTACGTCGTGCTGTACAACGACACTACTACGAGCCCCAGCAAACCGCTGGTTGCATGGTGGGACTACGGCAGCAGCATCACGCTGGCTGATGGTGAGACATTCACCATTAAATTTAGCAATACCAACCCCGGCGCAATTTTTACACTCGCATGATCAAAACGCTTGATATTGCTTGGCTGGCGGGTATCGTTGAAGGTGAAGGGTGTTTTTCCTTAAACCAGAAAAAATACCCAGCTTTGGCAATACGCATGAGTGATCATGACGTTATTGAGCGTGCTGCCAGTATTTTGCAGACAAGAGTGACCGGTCCCTACAAAACATCAGCAAAGCATAAGCCTACGTGGTTGTGTCAAATCAATGGCGCAAAAGCTATTGCTTGGGCTATGACGCTTTATGTTTTGTTGGGCGAACGTAGAAAAGAAAAAGTGCGAGAGTTGATAGAGGTGTGGAAGAAAAATGGATCTGTCCGTCCTCCTAGTCCTCCCCGCGCACCACGAGGGTATGTTACGTTTGCAATGTGCCATTCGGATAGGCCCGCAAGGGCCAATGGACTGTGCAAAGAATGTTATATGCGGCAATACCGTCAAAGTAAATTGACGGTTTCTGTTTGCGCAACTACGCTGGCTTGATCATGGTCAAGATCGACTTTGATTTCGACACCCCGCACGGCAAGTTTGCTGACGCTCTTCATCTGCCTGACGATCACACCTTCACAGAGGCTGAGATCCAGGCGATGAAGGAGCAGCGTCGGGACAACTGGATCGCCATCGTGACGGCTCCTCCGGTGGAAACGGAGCCTGAGTCCGTACCGGAATCCGATCCTACGCCGGAACCTACGCCTGAGTACATCGAAATTGATGGCGTCCGCTACGTGAGGGCGTAATCATGGCCGACAGGTACTGGGTCGGCGGTACAGCAGCCTGGGACGGCACTGCCGGAACCAAGTGGGCCACTACGTCTGGTGGCGGTGGTGGGGCAAGCGTTCCTACCAGCGCTGACGACGTTTTCTTCACGAATCTGTCCACCGGCACCTGCACCATCTCTACCGGCAACACCGGCGCCAAGTCCATCAATTGCACAGGATTTACCGGGACGTTGGCGGGTAGCGCAGCCATCACCGTGTCTGGTAGTATCACGCTTGTGGCGGGGATGACATGGACGTATGCGGGGACGATCTCTATAGCGGCAACAGCAACGATTACAAGTGCCGGCAAAACATGGACAGGCAGCGCTATAAATGTAAACGCCGCCGGGGCAACAGTAACATTAGGTGACGATTACACATCAACAGCAAACCTACTGGTGACTGCTGGGACATTTAGTACCTCTACAAATAACTACATTTTAACGGTAAACGGACTGTTTTCCAATAATAGTTTT